ATCGTTGATCCGGCCGAGATCGCGGCAGAAGAGAGGCGGTCGGCATGAAGTGGTCCCGCGACTCGACCTACGTCTGGCGCTCCGGTGACTATCGCGTCGCTGCTGAGAAGGTGGACGGGCAATACGAATTCTCGCTGTTCTTCCGCGACGAGCCGGTCGGCGGCCCGGTGATGTTCGCCGACGAGGCGAAGCAGATGGCAGCGCGGCACGCGCGCCGGATGGAGCGTGCGGCATGACGGGCACCTTCCGCCTCGTCCACGCGACCGCGCGCCGGCTTGCCCAGGAGGCCGTTTTGACGGCGCCGGATGGCTATGTCGTCGTGGTCAAGGAGCCGACGCGCAGCCTGGAGGCGAACGCCAAGCTGCACGCCTGTCTGCACGACATCAGCCGGCAGCTGACCTGGCACGGCGAGCGCATGGACATCGAGGACTGGAAGCGCCTGCTGACTGCGGCCTGGGCGCGCGCCGAGCGCGAGCATGTCAAGCTGGTTCCGGCTGTCGACGGCCAGGGCTTCGACGTGCTCTACCGCCGGACGAGCCGTATGTCGAAGTCGGAGATGGCGAGCCTGATCGAGTACGTCTTGGCCTGGGGTACGGAGCAGAGCGTGCGGTGGTCGGATGTGCCGTGGAGGGCGGTGGCGTGAGCAACGGCGGAATTGACAAGCGAAGCCCGATAAACCCGCTGGAATGGGTTGCCGTGGCAAACGAGCGCAGGCCGAACAAACCCGGACTGACGGTTTGGTTTTCGGGCAATGAAGCCCCGCCTATGTCTGGGTGGTATGAGCGCCATTTCACGGACAGCATGATTATCGGAGACACACGGCGCCTGGCAGGACTGATGGATTCCAGCCGCGGCTCGACTTCTCGGCGCTGCTCGACGGCGAGAGGAAGTGCAGGGAGATCATCCGCGCGAGTGAGGTTCAAAGTGATTGACGCAAGAATCAGCATCGGCCTTCCGTCTCACCCAAAGACGAAGAAGCTGATCCGCAGGGTTGGAGAGGCCGGAGCTTGGCGCCTGGTCTGCCTGTTCTTGTGGGCAGCGCAGACCAGGCCGGACGGAAACCTTTCCGGCATGACCGCCGAGGACATCGAGTTGGCCGCCGACTGGACCGGCAAGAACGACGAATTCGTGAAGGCGCTGGTCGAAGTCGGGTTCCTGGATGGTACGGACGGCGAGTACAGAATCCATGACTGGAGCGAGCATAACCCCTGGGCAGCCGGCGCAGAGGCGCGCAGCGAGAAAGCCAGGTGGATGGCGCTGTGCAAGCAGCACGGCCGCGAAAGAGCCGCGCAGATGATGCCAGAGTACGCTGCAAGGATAAGTAAAGCAGGGCAGGAAGACACTAAGACTATTGCTGACAGCACAAATAATAGTGCTATCAGCACTGCTACCAGCACGCAATGCAGCATGCACGCAGCAGGAAATAGCAGTGCACCGTCTCCGTTACCGTCTCCGTCTCCGTTACCTACTTCTTTCTCCGAACAGCCAGCGTCTACACCGGAAGCAGAGGTAGGCGGGCCAAGCATCGCTGCGCGCGCCGGCCCGTCTCAAGCCGCAGTCCTGTCCAAGGCGCTGCGAGCGGCTGGAATCGAGGCTCAGCCGGCAGATCCGAGGCTGATGCGCCTTGCCGAGCAGGGCGTAACGCCGGAGACCGTCGAGGCGGCAGCCGCCGAGGCCCGCCGCGCAAAGCCGGGAGAGCGCATACCCGTCGGCTACGTCGTCGGGATCCTCGAACGCTGGGCCAGGGACGCCGCGGACATTTCCGCCGGCGGCGCCGCGATTCCGGATACCCGCGCATCGCCGTACCGATCCCGCATGGATCAGCAAGCCGAAACGCTCGCCGGGCTGACCGGCGGGCTGGTAACGACACCCAGGAGCAATCCGCATGAACCCACATCCGCAATTGCCGAAAGAGTTGATTGACCGCATCTTCGCCGAGATGGCCTGCCAGTATGGCAGGCGCTTCGCCGAGATGTGGGCGGGCATCGACCCCGACACGGTCAAGGCGTTTTGGGCGCGCAAGCTCGGCGGATTCGCTGACTACCCGCAAGCGATCAGGGCGGCGCTCGACGCGCTCGACGACCGGCCTTTCCCGCCGACGTGCCCAGAATTCTCCGCGATGTGCCGCGACGCGTTGCGCCGAAATCCAGCCGGACCGGCATTGCCAGCGCCGACGATCGACATTTCCGTTGCCAAGGCAAGGCTTGCCGAGGCGAAGCGCAGGATTGGTGGCCGGTCATGACCGAAGCCAACCATGGGCAACTACAGGCTTCAGGACGGGCTTGGCGTCTCGAAAAGCCTGGCGTGTGGATGTGCGAGCCCTGGACGATCGCGCGTGTCGTGGTGATGGGAGTCGAGTGGTTCATGCTGACGCGCAGCGGTGCCAACGAGGTCAAGGGTCGGTGCGCGTCGCGGATGGAGGCGATGCAGCTGGCGAAGTCGATCGAGGCGATGGAGTCCGCGGCGTGACCGAGATCGTCCTGACTCTGCCGTACCCTCTGTCGGCAAACCGCTACTGGCGCAGCTACGTTCCGCGCGGCCATAGCCGGGCAATCGTCACGCTGAGCAGCGAGGCCAAAGCCTACAAGCAGGAGGTCGCCTGGATGGCGAAGCAGGCCGGAATGCGACATCCGCTACAGGGGCGCGTGGCCGTCGATGTGCTGCTCTACCCGCAGCGCCCGCTCGACTGGGCCAGGCGCGCTGCGCGCGATCCTGCGAACTGGGATGACACGGTCCAGTGCATCGACCTCGACAACGCCCGCAAGGTGCTCTACGACGCCCTGAAGGGAATTGCCTTCGAGGACGACAAGTGGGTGCGCGAGGACAGCGGGCGACGCATGGAGCCCGATGGCGAGGCCCGAGTCGTTGTGACTGTACGGCAGCTGCTTGCGCCGGGGTCTCCTCAGGTGGCGCTGCTGTGAGCGTCACCAAGACCGGGAACAAGCCAGCGCCGCCACGCTGCGCGCTCGGTGGCGTCCAGCCGACGCAGATGGATGCCGAGGAGGTAAAGCGCCGTGGCTGGCAGGAGGACGGCATCCTGGTGGTGGCCGTCAGCGATCCTAGGCTCGGCATGATCGAACGCGAGTTCGTCAGGCAGATCGGCAACAAGTTGAATGGAAAGGCCAGAAATGCGAATGAATGACCTGCCATACGACGAAATCCAGCGCTTGCGGAGCACAGTTCCTGAGCGCGCCGACTGGCACCTGGCGAACTGGGGCGACTGGCGCCGGCGGTACAAGGGCGTCCAGGGCTACGGCGGCCATTCTGCCGGTCTGGCCAGCGGCGGCGTCAGCGGCGAAGACGCCTTCGAGCACCTGTGCGAGCCCGTCGACGAGTGGGCAGCAGAAGTATGCGACGCCATCATCGACGGGCTTTCTGTGCAGCACAAGATTGCGCTGCAGCATGTGTATGAGGCCGCCGTATGGTCGTTTCGGAGGATGAGCATCGAGGACGCTCTGGTCGAGGCCGCCGCAGCTTTCTGGCGCGCGGCGATGGCGAGGGATTTGGTTTGACGCTGGCGTAACCGGACTTGCGCTGGAAGAAAGGTGATTGACATGAAGAAGACGGCTTATGGCGCAAGGTCCGCGTTGACCGTAGGGTTGAGCATAATGCTGGTATTCACACTAAGCGGGTGTGCAGACCATGTGCAGTTCGCGCAGGCGGCAGAAAAGGAACCTGTAGGGTTCTGGTACGGACTCTGGCACGGAATGATTCTGCCTTTCGCATGGTTCCTGTCGCTATTCATGGATGACGTGGCGATCTACGCGATTTACAACAACGGCGGGTGGTACGACTTCGGGTTTTTCCTCGGCGTCGGTGCCATCGGGAGTGGAGGACGATGATGCCCAACAGAGATTCATAGGCCCTCAGGCAAATAACGCATGAAACTCGCCGAGAATTATCAGCCAGAATTATCAGCCACTATTGACATGCGCATTTCGTTGTGGCCTAATTTCCTTGGCGCCCAAGTTGCGTCCTGAGTTTTCGTAAGCCCGCCCGGTTCTTCCGCGCGGGCTTTTTCGTTTCCGAGTCCTCCTACGCTTCCGTTTGGGGAAGCCTTCCACCCGGCCTGCGCGCCGGGTTTTTTATTTCTGCCCGGCGGCCGGTGGCGCGTAACAGCCGCAGCCATCGACGTGGTGACGTGCCGGCCGGGCTTTGTTCCTTTCCCCGGCGCTGGCGGCGGGCGATGGCATCAACCCTGGAGGCAAGCATGGATATCGTCAAGCGTCACGGCTGGCTGGCCGCTGTTGTTCTCGTCGTGTTGGCCTGGTTCTGGCACAGCGATCCTGATGGCGGGCTGCAGCTGCTTGTGCAGACCCAGACCCTGGTCGGCGTATTCGTCGCGGCGCCGCTGGCTTACGTGCTGCGCCGGTTCTTCGCCGAGGCGCGCAGCCGAGATGCCGCGCGGAAGGCGATGGAGAACCCGGTTGGCGCCGGACTGGTGTTCGTCGGACTGTGCATCCTTGCCGGCATGCTGTTCCTCGCACTGGTTCCGCGCGCGCTCGCCTCCCCGGGCATCGGCGCCGGATCTGGAGACGCGAAACTTCCTGGATTGGCGAGTCGCGACTTGCCGGTGCTGCAGCAGGAGATCAAGGCGCGCTGGCCTGGCATGCCGATTCCGTCGATGCTCGCTGCACTTGTCGAACAGGAATCGCGCTGGAACCCGATGGCGACGCTCAAGACCGATCGAGAGGAGGGCGCCGGCTATGGGCAATTCACGCGCGCCTATCGCGCCGACGGCAGCTTGCGCTTCGACGCGCTTGCCGAGGTGGCGAGTGCGGATGCGAGTTTGGCCGGGTGGGCATGGGCGGACCGCTACAACCCGCGCATGCAGCTGCGCGCCGTAACGGTCAAGGTGCGCGACTGCCACCGGCGCGTCAGGCAGTTGGTCGGAGACGACTACAACGCCCTGGCGATGTGCGATGCCGCCTATAACGGTGGCGAGGGCGGCGTCATGGCCGAGCGCCGCTTGTGTACCCAGGCCACCAATTGCAACCCGCGCATCTGGTTTGCCAACGTCGAGCACTACAGCACCAAGAGCCGCGTTAAGTGGCGCGGCTACGGCGCCAGTGCCTTCGAGATCAACCGCACGCACGTCCGCAACGTGATGGTCGTGCGGCGTCACAAGTATGTTGCGGTGCTGGGTGCGTAGAGGCCGGGCGTGACTGCCAAGATCATCAACTATTGCAACGGCCACGGCTGCGACCGCGCCATGCGGTGCCGCAAGTACGACCTCGTGGTGTTCGCCGGTGGCAGGCCGAATGACGCCGGCTGGGTGCGCGAGTTCGAGCCGACCAATCCCGGCAGCGGGTGCACGGAGTTCGAGGCCGTTGCTGGATGGGGTGATGGTCCGGATAGCCAGGAGGGACACTGATGGGCGATATCAACCTCGTCCGTCCTCGCCCGTGGCTGACCGCGATTGCCGCGCTGCTACTGATCGCCTTCGGCCTGTGGCTCGGGTATAAGGCTTTCTCGCCTGCCGTCGTCGTCGAGACGCCGGCGCCGGCCGTTGAGCAGCAGGATGGATCCAAGGTGATCAAGCGCGCGCCGGACGCCAAGGCCAAGCCGAAGCACATGACGCCGAAGGGCGCTAAGGTCGAGCGCGTCGTTTCCGTTACGCTGAAAAGCAAGGCTCCATCAGGGTTTGGCGCCGCTTCTCATGACAAGATCAGCGGATTGAGCTTGGCCGACTGCCCGCCGGTGACGCTCGACCTGTCGCTGGTCCGCGAGCAGGATGGTGGCAAGCGCGTCGTCGCGTCGAGCCCGGACGGCGAGATCCTGAAGGCGATCGACATCCCGGTCGAGACGGCCGCAGCGCCGGAAGAGCAGAAGAAGTGGGCGGCCGGACTGAGTTGGTCGCCGACCAATGAAACGCTCGGGGCTTGGATCGAGCGTGACGTGTGGCTCGTCAGGCTGGGCGCCGAGATCAACCAGGTGCGCCGGGCGGCCTATGGGCCTACCGACATTGAGGCGCGCGTTCGTGTTGGGGTGATGTTCTGATGGCCTTCGACCTGAAAAGCGAGATTTACGCGCAGATCAACAAGACCAATGACGAGACGATGCGTACCGTCCTGCTGCTGCTGCTCGGCGTGCTTGAGGCGAACCTTGACGGCATCGAGGGCATCCAGAAGTCAATCCAGAACCTGCGAGATGACGAGGAAAGCCTGCGCCGTGCCGTGTTGAATGGCCACGAAGCCGCCCATCACGATCATCACGAGTGGGTCGCCAAGAAGATCGCCGACGAGAAGAAGGCCGAGGAAGACGCGCAGGAGATCGCAAAGGCCGGAAAGAAGGCGGCTGTCGAGCAAGCGGCGCGCATGGTGGTGACAGCGCTGCTGTCTGGATCAGCCGGTGTTGTTGCTGCCCTGTGGTTGATGGCGCCGAAATGACCGGCAAGCGCAAGGGCGCGAGCACGTCGCGCATCACCATCGAGCACCGCGAGGAGTTGTTCGCGCTGGCGTTCATCGCCAACGGAGGGAACGGCAAGGAGGCTGCGATTTACGCCGGCTACGGCGAGCACTCCGCCAGGCGCCAGGCCGTGAAGCTGCTGGAACGGCCGCGGGTGCGCGAGATGATCCAGCAGCATCAGCAGACGCTGACCAAGAAGTACGAGCTCGACGCTGACCTCGTCATCCGCAGCATCGTCCAAGAATTGAGTTTCGACCCGGCGAAACTGTATCGCGACGATGGTTCGCTGAAGGACATCACCGAACTTGATGAGGATACGCGGATGGCGCTGGCTTCCGTCGAGTTCGAACAGATCGGCGGCGCGGATTCGCCGGTTTCTGTGCGCAAGGTCAAATGGGCGAGTCGCCACCAGGCGCGCGAGCAAGCCATGAAGCACCTCGGATTGTTCGAGAAAGACAACCGGCAGAAAGGGTCTGCGCTGGCATCGATCCTCGCCGAGATCGATGGAACAGACACCGGCCTCCCGGCGGCAGGTTGATGAGGTAAAGGCAAAACTAGGCGATCCGATCTGGCGCCTGGACAACCTGTACTACATCACAGATACCGGCGGCAGGCGCGTCAGGTTTCGATTGAACTGGGCGCAGCGTCGTTTGCTGCGCGACATGTGGTTCTTGAACGTGATTCTGAAGGCCCGCCAGTTGGGCATGACGACATTCATCCAGATTTTCATCCTGGACAGATGTTTGTTCAACAGCAACGTCCGGGCGGGCGTGATCGCGCACAACAAGGAAGACGCGCTGGTGTTCTTCCGCGACAAGATCAAGTTTGCCTACGACAACCTGCCGGAATGGCTGAAGGCCGAGCGGCGGGCGATCAAGAACGACGCCGGCGAGCTCTTATTGAGCAACAACAGCAGCATCCGCGTCGGAACGTCGATGCGATCCGGAACGCTGCAGTACCTGCATGTCTCCGAGTACGGGAAGATTTGCCGCAAGTACCCGGAGAAGGCGCAGGAGATCAGGACTGGCGCGCTGAATGCCGTGCATGCCGGGCATTTCGTGTTTGTCGAGAGCACGGCGGAGGGGCGCGCCGGTGAGTTCTACGAGCTCTGCCAGCGCTCTCGCAAGCTGCTTGAAGCAGGAAAGGCGCCGACGAAGATGGACTACAAGTTCCATTTCTTCGCTTGGTGGCAGGACCAGCGCTACCGGATCGATCCGGCCGGCGTGGTGTTTGAGGCGAAGCACATCGACTACTTCGCCAAGCTGAAGGCGAAGCACGGTATCACGCTCGACACAGAGCAGATGGCCTGGTATGTCAAGAAAGCGGAGGAGCAGGGCGAGGAGATGAAGCAGGAGTTCCCGAGCACGCCGGATGAAGCCTTCGAAGTCGCCATCGAAGGGGCCTTCTACGGTACGCAGATGACCTACCTGCGCAGCAAAGGAAGGCTCCGCGAGGTTCCGTGGGAGCCCGCGCTTCCGGTGAACACGTTCTGGGATCTCGGCATGAACGACAGCATGACGATCTGGTTCCACCAGCGCGTCGGGCTGGAGAATCGCCTGATCGACTACTACCAGAACAGCGGAGAGGGAATTCAGCACTACGCCAGGGTGTTGCGGGACAGGGGCTACCTGTACGGAACGCACTACATGCCGCACGACATCAGCGTGCGCGAGCTCGGCAACAACGGCTTGTCTCGCAAGGAGGCGGCAGAGAACCTGGGCATCAAACCGATCGAGAAGGTTCCTCGGCCGAAAAACCTCGAGGAAGTATTGGACGGCATCGAGTCGGTGCGCGCATTCCTGATGACGTGTTGGATCGACGAGCAGAACTGCGCGGACGGCATCCGGTCGCTGGATAACTACCAGAAGGAATGGGACGACAACGCCGGTACATGGAAGAAGGGCCCGCTGCACAACTGGGCCTCGCACGGATCCGATGCGTTGCGAACAGGGGCAACTGGATTCACGACGCACCAGGTGGTCAGCGAGGCAGAACTTTATCCGGAGGTGGCTTAAATGGCTGATGGCGTGAGCACCAAAGACTTCGATTGGTCGGCGCTCTGCAAAGAAGTCGAAGGCGAGAAACTGAGTGAAAAGCCGGTTGCCTACGAGTTCAGCAATGGACGCCAGTTCAAGTCGCCTGAAGAGTTTGGCGGCGTGTATCAGCAGGAGAACTAATGCTTCCTCAGATCATTACCGACATCGCCGGCATCAATCTTTCCGGTGCGGCGCAGACGCTGGCCAACAACCTGATTGCACGCTTGGAGTCAGCCTATCCGGCATTCGCTGGCATGTGGCGCGTGACGGTGAATGAGAAGGGAGGAACAGTCGAGGTAACGAACATGGCACTGTCCGGCCGCTGGGGGTTCCTGATGCACATCGCCAAGATCGACCCGGAAGGCCGCAAGGTGGTGCGTGCCGGCGGAGAATTGCTGGAGCGCTACCGGATATCGCGCAGTCAGCGTGTCAGCGTGGCCATGGATAGCCTGCGCGCCGCACCGCGCAACTTCCGCAGCGAACTGGTGCCTGATCGTGGATGACATGAACGAACCGCAAGTCGCCAACCAGGTCGCGGAGCCACAGGACGACGCCTGGCTGACGATGGCGCGCGACGCATACGTGCAGTCGTCAGACTGGTTCGATGCCAGCCTGCGTCCATCCATCGAGAAGGCGTTGGCGCATTTCTCGAACCGCCATGCTCCAGGCAGCAAGTATTACTCGGACAGCTACAAGTTCCGCGCCAAGGGGTTTCGTCCGAAGACACGCGCGACGATACGTCGCAACGAAGCTGCGGCGGCCGTGGCGTTCTTCAGCACGTCGGACATGGTATCCGTCACTGCCGAGAACAGCAACGACAAGAGCCAGGTGGTGTCGGCCGCCGTGCTGTCCGAGTTGCTGAACTATCGCCTCGACGACTCGATTCCGTGGTTCCTGACCGTGATCGGCGCCTACCAGAACGCGCTCAACGTCGGCGTCGTCGTGTCGCACCAGACATGGGAATTCGAAGAGCGCACCGACGAATATCCGCTGATCGACGAAAACGGAAACTCGATTCTGACCGAGGCAGGGCAGCCGGCGGTTCGCGAGGTCGGCCGCATCGTCAGCGACAAGCCGCGCATCGATCTGGTGGCGATCGAGAACCTGCGCATCTCGCCGGCGGCCGACTGGGCCGATCCGATGGGAACGACGCCCTACGTCATCGAGTTGATTCCGATGTTTATCGGCGATATCAAGGAGAAGATGGCCGACGGCAAGTGGATCGAGTACAGCGACGGCGAGATTCAGCAAGCCGGCGCGAATCAGTACGACACGATTCGTGCGGCGCGCGACGGCAAGAAGCGTCAGGACAGCATGGACGTCACGCACGCCACTGCGGATTTCGACACTGTTTTCGTGCATCGCAACATCATTCGTCAGGACGGCGAGGACTGGATTTTCTACACGCTGGGAACAGACCTGCGGCTTTCCGATCCTGTGCTGCTGCGCCATGAGTACCGTCATCTGCGGCCGAAGGAGCGTCCCTATGTGATGGGCTTCGCCGTGCTTGAGGCTCACAAGCCGATTCCTCCCGGCCTCAACGAGCTCACGGCAACACTGCAGGAAGAGGCGAACGACGTCGGCAACCAGCGCCGCGACAACGTCGCGCTGGCCATGAATAAGCGCTATTTCGCCAAGCGCACGGCAAACATCGACTACCGCAGCCTGACGCGGAACGTGCCGGGTTCCGTGACGCTGGTGGACGACATCAACGCCGACATACGCTGGGACGCACCGGGCGATGTGACGGGATCGGCCTACGCCGAACAGGACCGCGTGAGCCTGGACTACGACGAGCTGGCCGGTACTTTCTCGCCTGGATCTGTGCAGTCGAACCGCCAGTTGAACGAGACGGTCGGCGGCATGGAAATGCTATCGAACGACTCCAACGTGATGACCGAATACCAGCTGCGGGTATTCGCCGAGACATGGGTCGAGCCGGTGCTGAAGCAACTCGTCCGCATGGAGCAAGCCTACGAGACGGACGAGATTGTCCTGGCCGTCGCCGGTCAGCGTGCGCAGCTGCTCCAGAAATTCGGCATCGATCGCGTGACCGATGCCATGTTGCAGGGAATGGTGACGGTGAACGTGAACGTCGGTTTCGGCGCCACGAATCCGCAGAAACGCATCGAGCGCCTGGCGCTCGGCATGAAGACAGTCGCCGGCTTCGCCCCGGGCCTGTTGCAGGGCCTGGACACCAAGGAGATGGCGACAGAAGTATTCGGCGCGCTCGGCTACAAGGGTGCCGAACGCTTCTTCCCGCAACTCGGTCAGCAGGGCGAAGACCCGCGCATCGCGCAGATGCAGCAGATGATCCAGAAGCTCCAGCAAGAACTCGGAAATCGACAACTCGAGGTCGAGGGCCGCAAGGCCGTCGAGACGATTCGCCAGAAAGGCGAGACCATCAGGACGAAGATGGAGCTTGACGCCGAGATGCAGGACAATGAGCTCGACCGCATGCTGCAGCAGTCGATCGCGCAGGTTGAGGCACAACTCGAAGGCGCGAAGCTCACCGCAGAAGAGAGGACTGCATTCCAGACCATCAAGGCGGCGATCATGCGCGACGCCATGAAGCTGCGCACGCAGCGCGAACTGTCGATCGGCGCGCGCCAGGTCCAGCAGGTAGCGCTGCCGGCAATGGAGCCGCAGGGCAGGGCGCCGGCTGGTGAGGCATTTCAGAGATGAAGACGCTTTCTCTGCGCCCGTACTTTGGAACGGTAAAAGTCTGCGTCACTCATTCTGAGTATCAGCGAGAATACAAGAAGCTTTTTGGCGAGAATGATTCTGCTCTCACTGAAGGCAAGAACGGGCGCATGTCCGGGAAGTACGATGAGAAAACGCGTTGTCCGATTTATGTTGTATGGGCGAAGAACCGCAGCTATCTAGCGCATGAGCTTTCGCATGTCATTCTGCATGTGTTCGAGCTTGCAGACATCGACCCGCGAGCAGCAAATGGAGAGCCGTTCTGCTACATGCTGTCGCAACTTATGCTTGAAGCGAAATGAGCCGCCACGAAGAAGATGAACTGCTGTCCATCGCCAAGATGGGCGTAGATGCCGAAGCCTTCATGCGGACTCCGCTCGGCCGGTTCCTGCAGAAGAAGGCCCAGGACGAAATCGACGTCGCGACGAACGAACTCATCGACGCCAAGCCTGAAGACATCGAACTTGGCCGCGAGATTCGCAACCGCATCCATGTCGCCGCGATGTTCCTGACCTGGATGCGGGAATCAATCGAAGGCGGGCGCGCCGCCTATGAACAACTGAAGGAAACCGAGGACATGGGGCGCCATTCAGGCTAGCTCCAAGGAAACGGAACCACCAACCAGCCCGCTTCTCGGCGGGCTTTTTTTCGCCCATCCGCAGGGACGGCAAGGAGCAGGCAATGACGCAAGAGCAGACCACCATCGATAACGACGAAGCCGGCGTTCAGGTCGAGGCAAAGCAGGAACCGCTCGACATTGGCGGCGCGAAGCCCGAAGACGAGACGCAGATCGACCCGAACGATCCGCGCGCCGCAATCTATGCCAGGCATGCCGAGCTTCGCCGGCAAGAGATCGACGGTTCTGCTCATGCCGACGAGGAAGAGGTTAAGCCGCCTGAGGAAGAACGGCCACAGGACGAAGAGATCACCGTCAAGGTGAACGGCAAGGAACGCCGCGTTCCTCGCGCCAAGGTAGAAGCGGCAGGCGGCGTCGACGCCTATCAGAAGAACGCTGCGGCATCCGAACTTCTCAATCAGGCGAGCGCGAAGATGCGTCAAGCCAACGAACTCGAGGCGCAGATCAATGCTCGCGCCCAACAATTGCATCAGCAGGAAGAAGAAATTCAACGACAGCGGGCTCAGCAGCGGCCCGCGGCATCGCCACCCGAAGATGCGGGCGCGATGAAGGACTTGGCTCGCAGGTATCACGAGGCTCTGGCCGACGGCGATATGGATGCCGCCGACGACCTTCTCGTGAAGATGCAGGCGGCGCGGAATTCATCCGCTACCCCTGACGCCGACGAGATCGCGAGCAAGGCTGCCGAGAAGGCAAGACAGGAAATCGAGCGCAATGAGCATCAGAAGCGCTTTCAGGTGTTCGAGCGCGAGCGCCTTGAGAAGCGCGACAGCTTTGCATCCGACTACCCGGACATTGCCGAAGACCCCGAACTCCTTGTGATGACGGATCGCAAAACGAAAGAGGTCCAGCGCGAGCACCCCGATTGGTCGCCCGCGAAGATCATCGACGAAGCCGCGACCCGTGTTCGCAACTGGATTGGCGGGAGAACTGCAGCGCCTACTTCCAGCACGACTGAAAAGCTGGATGCAAAGCGTTCGCAAACCACTATCCGAGGTGGATCGGCGCGCGCGGCGAATCGTCCGGCGCCACCGCCTCAATCCCGCAGTCAATACGTTTCGGACCTGCGCAAGCAGCGCGGGCTCGAATAAGGAGAAATCATGCCTCAAGTATGGGAAACCAATACCGCTGGCGGCTACATGTATTCCGACCAGCTTTCCAGCGTCATTCGCTCGGCACTTCAGCCGATGTCGCGCTTCCAGCAGCATTGCGACGCCGATGACTTCACGGACAAGGGCTACGGCAAGGGCGATACCTTCCACTGGAACATCTACTCCGATGTCTCGACCCAGGGTGGCCGGCTCGACGAAACACAGAAGATGCCGGAAACCAGTTTCACGATCACGCAAGGCTCCGGAACGATCTACGAGTTCGGCAACAGCGTCCCGTATTCCGGGAAGCTTGATGATCTGTCGCTGCATCCGGTGAAGAACATCATCCACAAGGCGCTGAAGAACGACGCCAACAAGGCGTTCGAGGCCGAGGCCCGCGCGCAGTTCGCCGCCACGAAACTGACCGTCACGCCGGCCAGCGGAAACAGCGCGACTGCGATCACGCTGGAACTCACCGGCACGGCGACGGCGACCAACAACTTGGCGATGAACAAGACCCACGTCAAACTGATCGCCGACCAGATGAAGGAACGCAACATCCCCGTCTATGGCGATGGCAACTATCGCGCCATCGGCCGTCCGACGACCTTCCGCCAGGTCAAGGACGATTTGGAAAGCGTGCATTCCTACGTCCCCGAGGGTTTCCGCATGGTCCTGAACGGCGAGGTTGGGCGCTCCTACGAGGGCATCCGCTTCTTCGAACAGACCACCATCGCGTCGCAAGCCTGGACGAACGCCAAGTCCGACGAAGCCTTCTTTTTCGGTGAGGACACCGTGATGGAAGCTATCGTCTGCCCGCCGGAGATTCGCGGCAAGATCCCTGGCGACTACGGCCGAGACAAGGGTGTGGCGTGGTACGCGCTGGAGGGCTTCGCCCTGGTGCATACCGTCGCCGCGCAGTCCCGCATCGTCAAGTGGGCGTCTGCCGCCTAATCGCTCAAGGAGATCAGACATGAGCTACAGCAACCCCCTGACCCAAACCATCACCATCACCGGCAACAGCTTCGCGTCGGCGGATGCCACGCATGCCATCAAGGCGCCGCTTGGTTGTTCTCGTGGCCGGCTGCGTGATATCCAGGCGGCCGTGACAACGACTTGCGCCGGCGGCACCACGAAGCCGATCATCAAGCTCGGCAAGAGTGGCACGCTGGACAAGTACGCAACGCTCAACCTCGGCACGACCGCCGCCGGCGCATCGGTTGCCGCGACCAGTTTCACCGAGGACAGCATCACCGATACCGACCTGCTGCTCACGCTGGTTGCCGCTACTGGCGCCGGCGCTGCCGGTGTGGCGTCTGTGATCGTTATCATCGACTGGTTCTAAGGAGAACACCATGGCTGAAATGGAAAGCAAGAGCATGGCGAATGCCGAAGAGCTCGGTCTGACCGAGCAGAAGAAGTTCGACGTCAAGAAGCCGCTGCGCGGCGAAACCGGCGAGGAGTCGCAGCGCCCGGCTTCGACTTCGAGCACGGTCAAGACCGACAAGGGCAACTTCACCTTCAAGGGCTGACCGCCTGCCGCAACGACGAACGGGGGCCGCGCGCCCCCGTTTGTTTTTTCAGGAGACGGACATGGGCAAGAACACCGGATGCCTGGATGTGCTGCTGCTCGACGATGAGCGGACGCGCACCCCAGGTATGACCCACGAGCGCGACTACGGCATCGAAGACAACCGTCCTCCGGCGCGCACGCACGAGAGCTACGCCGACGAGGCCAAGACTTCCGGCAAGCAGGTTGCCGAAACCGGGCTGGTTCATCGCCAGCCGCTTTAAACAAAGGAGCAGATGATGGAAACCAAGGAAGACCTGGCCGGACTGCATTGGTCCGCGCTGAAGAGCCGCGTCGAGGCAGCCGGCGGCAAGTACGTGGGCAAGGACGAGGCGATCGCCTTCCTGACGGCCTCGCCCGAGAATGCCGAAGAGACCGCTCAGGATGCCGGCGAACCGCAGGGCGACGGCGTCGTGCGCTTCAATCCGAAGAAGCCGCACGGCACCGTGCACGGCGAGGTCGAAGGCGCGCCGAATGCCCGCTACTGGCAGGACGGCCACTACTTCAACGCCGCCGGCGAGCAGGTAGGCTAAGTGGCGAAATCCACGTTCCTGCAGCTGTGCCAGGCGACGCGCCGGGCGTGCGGGGTCCAGGGAACCGGCCCGGTGGCCGTCACCAACCAGATCGGCCTTCTCGAAAAGATCGTCGCCTGGGTTGCTGATGCCGACCACGAGACGCAAAGCCGGTGGTTCGACTGGGACTTCCTGCACGTCTCGACATGGAACGCGACGACATCAATCGGTGAGGCATCCGTCGCGGCGCCGGCGATGATCGGCACATGGGACGAAGACTCGTTTTACCTGGGCTACAACACGGCGAGCAACAAGAAGCTGAAGGTCCTCGACTACAAGGACTGGCGCAAGAACTACCGCCAAGGTGTGAAGACCAATCAGCGACCGGATAGCGTAGTCATCCTGCCTGATCTTTCCTTGAAGCTGGAGGCACCGCCGGATGGCGCCTACCTGCTGACGGCCGACTACTGGAAGCGCCCGGTCAAGATGACGGCCAACGGCGACACGTCGCCGATCCCAGAGGAGTACGAGCGCATCATCATCGCGCGCGCCAAGATGATGTTCGCCGAGGACCAGGGCGCCACTGACATCATGGTGTCCGCACAGATCGAGTTCGACGACCTGCTCGACAAGCTCGAAGCGAAGTACCTGCCGAACCAGAATGGACGGCGTATGGCCGACCCGGGCATGCTTGTCGTGAGGCCGGAATGAGAGCCGTTCCGGCGAAGCGTCCGCATGTTCCCGCCGGGAAGATCGATCAGTCGTTCGTCTATGTCCCGCTGAGCGGCGGCATCGACACGAATTCGAGTCCGCTCAACATCAAGCCCGGCAGGATGTTGCGTTGCCAGAACTTCGAGATCGTCTATGGCCGAGACGGCTACCGGCGCGTCGACGGCTACGAGCGCTACGACGGCCGGACCTATCCGTCATCCGTGGCCTACCAGACGCTGGCTTTCGACGCTGGAAGCATCGCCATCAGCATCGGAGATATCGTGACCGGCCCAACCGCCAGCGGCGAGGTTGTCTGGGTGACGGTCAGCAGCGGAACCTGGGCCGGGTCAAACGCCGTCGGCGATCTGGTGCTGATGAACGTCACCGGAACGTTTTCAAACAACGACGCCCTGCAGGTCGGCGGCGTGACGCATGCGACGGCCGCGGATGATGCGGTTATCGGCACCATTGGTGACGCCGACTACGCGCTGAACCTTGCGCTGGCCAGGGAGTCGCAGCGCGCCAAGATCGGCAAGCCTCCCGGGTCCGGCCCGGTGCGCGGCGTCGCGATCCTCAATGGAATTACGTATGCAATCCGCGATGTCGTCGCCGGCACGTCGGCGACGATCTGGAAAGCCACGGCTTCCGGATGGGTGAGCTTCAGGACCGGCCTTGCCGCCGGCGGAACCTATCGCATCATCGAGTCGAATTACGAAGGTGCCAGCAGTGATTTGTCGCTGTATGGCGTCAGCGGAACGAATCGTCCCTTCAAGCTGGATGGCGTGCGCTACCTACCTATCGGGGCAACGGTGATCGCGTCGAGCGCCACCAGCATGACGCCTGCCACGGGTTCGAAGACCTTCACGATCACCGAGAACGGCCGCGACTTCATTCCGGGCACGCCGTGTTATGCCTGGTCGGCGGCCAACATCGGCGACTACATGAGCGGAACCGTCGTCAGCTACGACGATGTCACCGACACGCTGGAAATGAGTGTCGCAACGGCCAGCGGAGCGACGGCCCGTACCGATTGGCGCTTCAGCCATATCCCGTCAGGGCAGATTTGGGGATCGACGGCATGCTCTGGCACATCGCTTGCCATCGGCACAGGCAGCAAGTCGTTTGCGGTTCTCGAAGCGGCGCGCGACTGGACGATCGGCACCGCGCTGGTTGCGCGCAGTTCGAGCGACATGGGCAAGACGATGACCGGAACGGTGACGGCGTATTCCGGTAGCGCGCTGACACTCAACGTCACGGCTACGACTGGCAGCGGAACCGTCTATGACTGGGAGATCGGCCTAGCCGACTTCAGCGACTTGCCCTACGAGGTTTCCGCCTTCAAGTTGCATCTGTTCCTCGTCTATCCGGACGGACAACTGCAGCACTCGAACCAAGGCGACCCGCTGACCCACACGTCGACGGCAAGCCTGATCGCCACCGGAGACGAGATCACGAACCTGCAGAGCATGGTTGGCGGACAGTTGGCGATCTTCGGGAATCGCACGATTCAGCTGCTGACGGGAACCGGCATCACGGACTGGGAGCGAACCGACTTTAGCCAGTCTGTCGGCGCCAAGCGCTTCACGGTGGCAGATTCCGTGGCGACGGTGATCTACGTGTCCGACAAGGGCGTGGAGACGCTATCGACGTCGCAGCGCTACGGCGGCTTCGAGCCGGCCATCGTCTCGGAGTCTGTCAAGCGCATCCTCGATCCAAGGCTGGACAACATCGTCGCCTGTCGCCTCATCAACGGCAAGAACCAGTACCGCATCTACTTCGACGACGGAACCGGGATCACGGCGTGCTGGACGCGGCCGAGGACTGATGCAAACGAGGGCGTCGTCGAGTTCTCGAGGTTTGCCTACGATCATATTCCGTACTGCTTCTTCACCGGCAAGGATGCCAACGGGACCGACGTGCATATGTTCGGCACGACGGACGGCTGGGTGATGCAGGAGGACTCCGGGACGAGTTTTGACGGCGGCGAGATTCTTTCCGCTGTCGCGCTGCCGTTCAACGCCTTCAAGAGCCCGGCGATCAACAAGCGGTTCCGCAAGATCGCGTTCGAGATCGAGGCGGACAACGATATCGTTTTTCAGTTCCGACTGCTGTTCGACTACGCGGACGGCGACTACCCGGCCTCGATCGTCTTCGACAAAACCGTGATCGGCGCAGGCGGCATCTTCAACGAATCCGCATGGAACACCGTGCGCTGGTCGGCGCCGGCGCATTCTAGCGTCGAGGAAAACATCGACGGCGTCGGCAAGAACATGGGCGTCATCATCCTGCACGAAAGCGGGTTCGACGATCCATTCACGCTCCAAGGGCTTCTTATTCAATACTCGATGCGAGGGATGCGCAGATGAGCTTTTTTACCCACCTTAGCAGGTTCATCCGCTTCGATACCGTGCGCGCCGAGGACGCGAACGCGGTTTTCGACGAGGTTGCAGCCGGCTTTTCTGGTGTCGAGACGAAAACAGATGCGGCGATCAAAGGCCCGGACGGAGAGTCAAATTCAGCAATCCCGGCCGCGTCGGCGCGCAAGGGAAAGGTGCTGACATTCAACGCCACAACAGGAGCGCCGGAAACGCCATATACGATTGCCGACGTGGCAACCGTCAGCGGCATTGCGGCCGATGTTGCGGCGGTCGCCAGCAATGCCAGCAACATTACTACGGTGGCGGGGAATAACGCAAACATCACGGCAGTGGCGGGCAACAATGCAAACGTCACGGCGGTGGCGGGCAACAACGCGAACATTACGGCGGTGGCGGGCGTCGCCTCCGATGTTACGGCGGTGGCGTCGCAGCTCATTGGCTGGAACTTCAGCGCCACAACCACGATGGCCGACCCCGGCAGTGGGGCCATGCGCTTTAACAATGCCACGCTTGCGAGCGTCACGGCGATTGCCTTGGATGACCTCAACAGCGCCAGCCAGGACGTGTCGGCGTTCGTTGCCACATGGGATGACTCGACCAGCGCCAACAAGGGCATGCTGACGATTCGCCAGGGCGCGAGCTTCGCAGTGTTCGCCGTGTCCGGCCTGACTGACAACGCCGGCTGGACAGAGCTGGCGGTTTCCTACGTTGCCGGCAGCGGCGCATTCAGTAACGCAACGCTGGCGTTTGTGAGCTTTGCGCGCACCGGAAACACAGGCACGGGCATCACGCCGCAGACGACCGGATTCACGGCGACCGGCGGAACGACGCCGAAGACGCTGACGGTCGATGAGGACTTGACGGCGTCTTCGCTTGCGCAGCGCGGCAAGCAAACCATCTGGATTCCGGCCGGCGCCATGAAGGCGCGCACCACCAGTGGCGCGGCATCCGGCACCGTCGAGACGACCACCAACAAGGTGATGCTGCAGACGCTCGACTTCGACGCGGCGGCAGCCGAGTACGCGCAGTTCGCCATCCGCATGCCGAAGGGCTGGAACGAGAGCGCCGTCACCGCCTATTTACTCTGGTCATCGGCGATCAGCGGCACCAACGCCGTGGTGTGGGGGCTGCAAGCCGTCGCGCTCTCCGACGACGATGCACTCGACGCCGCATTCGGCACGGCGCAGACCGTCACCGATGCGCAAACCGCGCAGGGCGATCTGATGCAGACCGCCGAGACGAGCGCCATCACCATCGCCGGCACTCCGGCCGCTGGAGATTGGGTGGTTTTCCAGGTCTATCGGGATGCCGTCAACGGCAGCGACACGCTGGCCGGCGACGCGCGCCTGCATGGCGTGGTGGTCATCTACACGACGGATGCGGCGAACGATGCTTAACGTCAATCAGCTAAGTGGATTCGGGGTATGCGCTGGTGCGACTGATCCATACGCCGCGAATGTCGTCCTGCTCATGCATATGGACGGCTCAGACGATGGCGCTACGTTCACTGACGAAAAAGGCCACACAGTAACGCGGAGCGGAATCGTTACCAAGACGGGGCAGAAGAAGTTCGGGACGGCGAGCGCGTACAACCCGGCGACGACGACAGGATACTACCTGTCAGTGGCACTAGGCACCGATGGGAGTTTGACTGGTAACTTCACTTTGGAGTGGTGTGCGTACCACTCTGATATTGGAACTGGTAATGGTCATGTCATGATCGGCCCATGGTCTGGCGGGCTGCTCGTGCGCATTGATAACGGCGGCTTCTTTCAGATGTACGCGGTCAATGGCGGGCAACAGTTTTCGATGACGCCGGCGTCGGCTGGGATCGTCGCCACCGCCTGGCAGCACTATGCGTTCACGCGCTCCGGCAGCACATGCCGAATGTTCGTCGATGGGTCAAAGGTTGCAGAGTGGTCTAACACGGCCGAATTCGTGCTGACGACGTTGATTCTCTGCGCAGAAAAAACCAGTTCCACGGTTGCCGACCAGCTCAAAGGCTACATGGACGAAGTCCGCCTGACCAAAGGTGTTGCGCGCTACACGGCCAACTTCACCCCGCCCTCCGCGCCATTTGAACTATGAGGAATGACAAATGAACTACGCTCTCATTGATGCCACCGGTTTGATCGTCCGCCGCCAGTCTTTCGACGGATCAGCCCCGCAGCTCGCGCCCGAGAAGGGCTTGCGCTGGGTCGACGACGACATGCCGACATGGGATTCCGCCACGCAGCGTCCGCCGCGCGCCGTCGAGCCGGTGACGGGCGATGCGGTCGAGTACGTCGTCGAGGCGATCCCGCTCGCGGTCAAGCAGGCCGAGGTCATCGCCGCCGCCGACCGCAAGGCCAAGACGGTACGCGATGCAGTCGTCGCCAACATCAGCGCCGCCGAGATGGCGAGCTGGCCGATCAAGCGCGCCGAGGGTCTGGCGTACCAGGCCAGCGCGAACGCCGCCGACGCGCCGAATCTCGCTCTTGAGGCCCAGGCGCGCGGCGTGACGCTTGCTGATCTTGTCGCAAAGGTGATTAACAAGTCAGCGATGCTCTCGGCACTGGAAGCCGCCATCGCCGGTCGCTGCGGCGCGCTGCAAGATGCGGCGCGCGCCGCGACCACCGTTGCCGAACTGGCGGCCATCGACATCGAGGCTGGGTGGCCGGCGTGAAACCAATCGCCATGCGCATCGCCGCTGCTGCTGCTGCGCGGTTTTTTTATTTCTGGAGCCAAACATGACGACAGTCACGATTAAAAACCCGTATGCGCCCGGCGGCGCGAAGGCGTCCAACACGCTCGACGGCGGCCCGGTTTCTGGCGTCAGAACAGACTCCAGCGCCTCGGTCGGTAGCACCACGTCGACAACCCAAGGGCTGGGCACCGGGCCGATTCCTACTGGTTCCGTGACTGGCACCATGACCAACACGGCGAGCGCCGGCAAGGCGGCTCAGAACGCGGCGGCTGGCTATACCAGTTCGTCGTCCTCCGGTTCCCCTGGATCATCGTCTTCGTCTGGAAGCCATCCATCATCGCTGATGAATGCCGATCATGCGCTGCAGATCCTGAACAACGCCGGAACGACTTCGGCGACGTCGGACAACCCGAATTCCTCGCTGCCGTACTCGGCCAGCCCGGATTCCGGCCTGCTGCTGTCGCCGCCGAAGACGGAAGTCGGTACGCTCAACTCGCTGGCCGGCTCGCAGACAAGCGGGCTCGACATGTACGACAGCTACCGGAATTACTACGACACGAACATCAGGGGCACCGCCGGCGCGCAGTCGTTCGACGACTGGATGCAGAGCACGCTCTACAGCGACAACGCCTACGCCCCCAGCCTGACGAAAACCCGCGACGCCTACAACGCCTACACCGGCACGACCTACAAGACGCCGCAGGAAGAGCGGTCCGCCTGGGATGCCATGGTCGCATCCCTCGGCCTGGCCGAGGGGCAGTTCCAGGAACTGTACGCGCCGTATCTCGAACGGGTTAATCCGAAACCGCCGAACATCGTCCCCGGCACCACGCCGGCCGGCGCCGAGTACCAGCCGGATCTGACCAGCCGGGTCGACGCCGGCAGCGAGACCATCGAGGGCCGCATCCAGAACCTGCTTGGAACGGATGCCAGCGGTAACTACACCAACGCCGTGGTGCGCCAGGCGGCAGACCGCGCGCTGGCGGCATTCGCGCGCCGCGGCCTGTTGAATTCGAGCATGGCGCAGCAGGCCGCCATCGAGGCGGCGACATCGAAGGCCATCGAGATCGCCGGCCCGGATGCCGAGAAGTATTACAACAACCGCCGGGCGAACGTCGACGCCAACAACCAGTTTGCCTCTACCTATCAGCAGCAGCAGTACAGCCTGCAGAGCGCGCGCGTGAATGCCGAGCTCAAGGCGTACCAGACGCAGATCGATCAGGACGTCGCGAACGGTCGCATCGACAGGGAAAACGCCAACCTGCTGCAGCAGAATTACCGCGAGGCGATCAACAACATCACGGCGAACTACAGCAACGCCATCACGAACATCCAGAACAACGCCAACATGACGGCGGAGCAGAAGACCGCCGCGATCGGGCAGTACGAGGTTTCGCTGCAGAACCAGATCGACCTGACCAACGACGCTTTCGACAACATGGTCGGCTGGCAGAACGAATGGAAGGTCATGCTCCCAGAAATTCTCGGCACCACCGGCGCTACGTCGATCGGCGCGACGCCGAAGGCCGACACCGGCTTGCTGACCGGAGAAAAAGACGAACCCGGCCTGCTGCTGTCTGGTCCTGTAACTGGCGACTGATGCGCGCCGCAACGCTGCTCGACGCCTACCGAATCTTCTGGGGGGCCGGGCTTCCTGTGGGGCCGCGCGACAAGTGGCTGACGGATTTCAGAGATGCCGTGCTTTGGCCGATCTCCAGGGATGGCCGCTACGTCGGCATGGTGCTCTTGCACCAGGTCGAAACCGGGCAGGTGCTGATCCACATCGGCGTGCTACCGGAGTGGCACGGACGCTGGATTTCCAAGGCGATGCTGAAAGCCTATCCGGACTGGAAGCCGCAGTGTCCGGTCTATGCGGTGATCGCATGCGAACGCCGGGAGGCGCATGCGCTCGCCGATCGGCTGGGATTCAAGCCCTATCGTGGGGCGGATGGACACACCATTTACGTGAAGGAGCCAAGCGATGCGCGTGAAGCACACATATGAGGGGCCTGTCGCCGCGGCGGTGGCGGCTTTCGTCGGGTCAGTGACGGTCGAGGCCGTCGTGACGGGGGCCGTGATCGGCGCCATTGCGTCTGCCGTGACCGGCGGAGACGTGCTCAAGGGCGCGCTGCTCGGCGGCCTCGGCGGCGCGATCGGTAGCGGCCTGAGCGGCGCGCTCGGCGGTGCCGAGACGGCGGCGAGCACGGCCGGCGCGGTAGATGCGGCGACCGGCAGCGTGACGGGCGTCGAGGGCATGCTGCCGGCCAGTGGCTCAAATGGCGTCATGTCCGGTCTGGAGTTGATGGGCGGCACTTCCACGCTTCCGACGTCCGCACCGGCGGCGCCGTTTGCCTCTGCCGAGGCTGCCGCGGCGTCGAATGCACAGTTCGCTCCGGCCATCGCCAACGGCGAGTCCGGCCTGTTGCTGACGCCGCCCAGCACGTCGCTGTTGCTGACGCCGCCCAGCACGTCGCTGAGCACGTCCGTTCCCGATACGTCGCTCGGTGGGGCGTCGCCATCTTCCGATGCGTCTTCTTCACAGCCTTCCGGAGGCAGCGGGTTGAATACCGGCGGTAGCAAACTCACCGGATTGCTCAACGGTCTCGGCGACAGGACGACGGCGGCGCTGGTCAATGTTGGCGCCAATGCCTTGGCTGGCAACGCCCAGGGCAAGATCGCCAAGGACAACCGCGAGTACGCCGCAGCGCAGAAGGAGAAGTTCGGCAACGTCGGCACGATAAACCGCCTCTAACCGACCGGAGTCTGACATG